GCGCAGGTTTTGATGGCTCGGACGCCAGCAGCGCGCCACCAGGTTTTCCATTTCTCACTCATTTCTTCACTTCCTCTCCGTGCATTGGGAGCCGGTCTATCTCTTCCATAACGGTTTTGAGATGCCCGTTTCCTCCCAGGTTTTTATATGCTTGGTACATCTCCACCAGGTTTTCCTTTTCGTCTAGAGTTATATGCCCTCGGATGATGTAGCACTCGCCGAGATACCGGACCCGGTCAATCATAAGGACCTTTTGCGCCTCTAGTAGTGCATCTAATTTCGTGCTTGTCCCTTTCTTCGTGGCCCATCTGTGGTTCAGGATTGCCACGATGATGGCAGAGAGGCCGGAACTGCCAAACACAATGCCGAGTAGATACATGATGTAGTCCATGGGGTGTTAAATCAGGTAGGCCCGCTTACGGATCCGTTACCATAAACATAAATTAGGTACTGTGTATAGCCAACAGCTGCTGAATAAGCCTCAGTGCCTTGTATTACAGACAGTCCGCCGCTCAAATAGTCTTGACCCATATCAAATTCCACAATAGGTAAAACAAAGGAACCGTTTTTAACCTGTATCGAAAAAGGGGCGTTTGTAAAATCTTTGAAGGACGAAGTGCCATCCGGAGAGACGTAATAAATACCATAATCAGGGTTTGGTGCTTGGCCTAAATTCACCTGTATCGTTGCTGTTTCCACACTCCCACTCCCCGCAACACTAGGATTCTGAATCATAACGCACCTCCTATCAGCTCAACGGTTGTATAACGACATACACAGTCAGATTACTTGTAGGTACAGTCTGGCAGGTAAATGTCAAACTGTTTGCAGCCTGCCCAGTACACATGATCCCGGCCTCATAGTATGCAGACTGGGAGGCGATAGCGGGTGTTGGTGTGATGAGTTGTGCGGTCTCAGTTGCAGACACACCGGAGACTGTGACGGTCTGGGTGTTGGAGGACCAGCCGGAGGTAGTGAGGGTGACAGTGACGGAGGTGGGAGATTTGGAATCGACGTAGGCTTTGTTGGCTCCATCACTGCCATTAACTGGCGTTCCAACGCTTGTAATTTTGCTTCCATCAAAATCAGCGCCATATTTGAATGTGATGTCTCCTGTTATCATTGCATCGCTATTCAACTGCAAATACCTTTCATCCGCCTGCTCTTGGGTGAGACCGCTTTCAGGTGCATCCACTGCGCCAACTGTATTATCTGCGGTGAAGCCGAGAAGTTGGCCTTGGGTGCCGGTTGGAGTGGTGAGTTTGGTGTCCAACTCATTACTGATTTCGGCGCCCAAATTATTTAACTCGCCATCGACGTAAATTTTATTCGCAGCATCATTAGATGTTTTTGGCGTATCAACGCCGGATAGAATTATAGGGTATACAACTCCGCTTACTCCGTTATGTGCCTTAGAGTAAATACTTAGTGCAACCTTACCATCTATTGTTGTCGAACGAATTGTTGGATAGCAGTTGTGCTCATCCTGAAATTTACTGAAATATATCCCACTATTTACTTGGTCGAAGTTTATATATCCGTTAACTGTTCCTCCGCTCAACGGCAACCAATCCGCATTGCCCCATTCTGCACCGTCTGCAGTCTTTTTGATAACCTGGCCCTCGGAGCCGCCTTCAGGAAGCCCGCTTGGGGCGTCAGACCATTCCTCTCCTGTGGAGGTTTTGGTGAGCACTTGGCCGGTGGTGCCGCCGGAGGGGAGGACATTTTCGACGTTCTCTTGTACTTCATTGATGGCGTCTTGGGCGTTGGTGGACGTGAGGCCGGAATTAGAATTGTTATAAGTGATTTCCGATGAAGTAAAAACGACTTCCGTGATGTCGACGTCGCCGTCAACATCGACTACTGCACTATAATTAAGATTAAGAAAACTCGCATAGTGATTCCCGTTGGCGCTTATATCCACTTTAGAAAGCGGGATGACTTGCCAGTTGTCCTTCCCAAGATCGTTTCTATCCCAAACCAAAAAAACAGAACTTCCTGCCTCGTATGCTGCTTTGATTTCGCCAGCGTCTTTGTCTACTTTGTGACCACTGCCGTCAGAACTTTGGGTCACAGTCACATACATCACCGGCTTATCTCCCCACGCAGCCCCGTCAGCAGACTTATAGAGCATCTGACCCTCGGCACCGCCATCAGGGAGACCACTAGGCGCGTTTTCCCACGCACTTCCATCCGCTGTCTTGGTCAGTACCTGCCCCGCCGTGCCGCCGGAGGGGTTAGGGATGGCTCCCACATCATCCGCATCCAGCGTAACATCGGCGCCGAGTGCATGTCCGTTAACGGTTCGGCTGGTAGGAACATAGTCCATCGGGGGTAACTGTTCATTCGGGACCTTTCCGGAGTCATCCAGAGATGCAACGCCGTTGGCTTGTCCCTTCTGCCCCATCGGGATATAGTTGCCGACCAGAGAGACGGTTATGGTATCGTCTACATACTCTTTGGATGCCGCGTCTGTGTTGTCGGTGGGCTCCGCGAGGTTGGTTATCTTGTGTCCGCCCATTTGGAGGTCACCAGTCATGGGCACAGACCCATCCGCCATGAAATCACCACTACCGGTGCCATTGGAGCCGTTGTACACCTGGAATGTGCCGCCGGTCTGGCCGTTGGTGAGATACACGGTATAGGTATCCGTGGTTCCAGGTGCGCCGGTGCCAGACGTGCGCTCGATACGGTCGACACTCGCGCCGGTGGGGCCAACCTCACCCTGGATACCCTGGGGGCCAATGACAGACCCAGCGTTGATGGGCTCACCTGCAGAAAGGGTAATCACCAGGTCGCCGTCCTCATTTACGGTTGCGTTGGTGACGCTCACGCCCTGGGGACCGGTTGCGCCCGTTTCGCCGGTTTCGCCCTTGTCGCCTTGGATCCCCTGAGGAACCCCAATCACAAACAGCAAATTCCCCTCGGGAGAGATGGTTTTTGTCACGGTAACGGAGGATCCCGCCGGGAGCGTCTCCCCCTCCATGTCCATATTTTCGATGTAGGTTTTCGCCTGCTCTGCTTCTGTGGCTGCGCCCTCTGCATCGGAGGCGGAATTTGCAGCGGAGGACGCGGATGTCTCTGCCTCGTTGCGGGCCGTCTCGGCATCTGTCTTTGCGTCGCCTGCCTGGGTCGCCGCAGTTTGCGCAGCAGTAGCACTCCCAGATGCCTGGGTGGCTGCTGTTTGGGCCTGCCCGCTGGCTGTTTCGGCCGCTGTTTTCGCGGTCTCTGCGGCGGTCTGGGCAGCAACAGCAGCATCTTTAGCACTGGATGCCTGCCCCGCTGCTGTCTGCGCCTGCTCCACAGAGTCGCCGATGGTGCCGGCAGCGGCAACGGATTGATCCCTCGCCGTTTCCGCTGCGTCCTGGGCGTTTTCCGCCGCGGTCTGTGCCGCCGCTGCGCCCTGTCTGGCCGCTTCAGCCTGGGTGGCGGACTGGCCGGCCTGGTTCGCTGCGGTCTGGGCGGCTGTTACCTGAGACGCAACTGCATTTTGGGCGTACCCCTTGATAAGCGCCCCTTTGATGCTGGATGTGGTTGCATTTTGGGAGACAACGAGCAGATCATCGTCCCCCATGGCAGAGGCTACCGGCAAGTCGGTAATCGCCTTTGGTACATTAGCCATCCTCTTTCACCTCCGCTGCGTCCTTTCCGGCCTCAGCATAGGCCATCCGGAGCAATTCCCTGGCCCGCGCCATGATCTCCACCTGTTCCCCAGATACGGGAATGGCGGAGATGTATTTAAACGCCTGGTCTAAATATTCCTGCACCTTCGTCATGAAATCACTCCTTTGTCCTTTAGGGCTTCCTTTATTTTTTGTACCTGGTAGATCAGCAATGGGATGAATTCCCCGTAGCGGATCGCGTAGCGATAGCTACCCTCTTTGGTTTCTTCATCAATTCCCCAGGATTTTATGAACGCCGCGAAGTCCTTCGTTGGGATGTTCAGCTCCGACAGGGTTTTCTCAAGGTCCTGCGCGATGATCCCCATGTGGGTACGGTCGCTTTGCCCGTCGATGAATTTGAACGACACCGGACGCAGCGCGTCGAACACAGGCAGGAACCGATCCAGCCCGTATTCCACATCCTTTTTGAAATTGGCGTCAGATGTGTTTATAGTGGCGTTTTGGGAGTACACATCGCCCCACCGAACTGTGCTGCGACCGAGGGTTACAGACCCATCGGAACTGGGCGTCGGGGAGTCGCTGAACGAAAACCGGCCAGTGGACGTTGTGCCAAACGAGCAGTTTGTGGTATCCACCCACCAGTTACCGGCAGATGTCATGCGCATACCGCCACGGTTCGTAACGAATTCCAGACCGACGCCGGTGGTCGTGGATGTGATTTCGATGGAGCCGACCGTGCTCCCTCCCGACGCCAACAGTTCCACCGTTCCGCCGCGCAGTATGGATGCCTCCACGGTTCCGGTTTGGATTTTTGAGCCGTCAATGTATGTGGTGCCCCGGTAGCTCCACGCCTCTACTTTATCCTCTGCGTTGTTGGCAGTGTTGTTGGCCGCGTTAGCCAAGCTGTACGCACTGTTTGCCGTGCTCTGCGCGTCGTTGATATCCCCCTGGACGGAGCTGGACAAATCGGAGAACGTAATGGCCCCCGTGAGATTCAGGCGGTCCGCGTCAATCTGGCCAGTTTTGATGCAGGCCCCATTGATGGTAGTTGTACCGGAGGACAAGCCGGTAAACGTAACGAGGCCATCCATTTGAATGGTTTCGCTGGAAATCGTGGTTTCTCCGGCTTTCAATTCGATAGTGGATGATGTCGACCCATTAGACACAGAAAGCGTGATGGAATCCAACTTCACGGAAATGCTGGATATCTGCCCCTCCAAATCCTCTGCGATACCCTCTACCTGTAGGAGGATTTCGCTGGCGGACTTGGATATCATGGACCGCGTCCTGGCCAGTTCCCGATCGTACTGCCGGCGCTCCATGGATTCATAGGGATACTCATCATCCACCTCGTCCAGGTCCGGCGCGGATATCTCAGAATTATATAAGCGGGAAAACGACATGTTGTCATTGGCGATAACGGAATAGATCCCGCCAACGACAACGCCATCCCCAATCTCCGCCGCCGGGTCCATCAGGGCCTCCCCCGCGGTGTAGGGCTGGTATTCCACGTTCTGCACAGCGGCAAGGATGGAGTTCGCCATAGCCTGAGATGCCCAGGCACAGGTGACCTCCAGCGTTCGCCCCGTGTCATTTCCTGCGGTGTAATAGGTCTCGCTGTCCACGCTGAGATTCACGCGAGAGATGTTGGACGGGATGTCCCCAATATCTAGGCTGCCCGCCCGAGACCCCAGAAAAATAGAGTCAGACAAGGATTAACACCTCCCCCGCAAACTGGATGGGCTGTCCGTACTCCGTCACCAAGTAACCCGCTTGCTCTGGGATGTCCCCGAAGCGGATCAATCGCAGCTTCCCTTCGTCGGTGATGATCCAGTTTCCAGCATCGGAAACGGCAATGAAGGACAACGCCTCCCGCATAGTGAGGTCCCCTTCTTCGTCCACGGGGTACTCAACAGGGAAATCATCGGAGAGAACCGTACGGGGATCCACCGAAACACCCATACGTTGGGCAATGTCCGCCACAGCGGTTTCCTGGGGCATGGGCCAGTTATCGTATACATAGTCCTCGTTGAGCCAGACGTTTTCTGCTTTGAGCATGGCATCGTAGCCGGTTACCGTGAGGATGCCGGATACCTTATCCAGTTCCCGTGTGGAGAAGAAGAACACGCCCTTTGGGATCCATTCGCTGACCTGCTCGCCCAAGCACACCCGGACGAACACCTGAATTTGCGCCTGCCTCGGGATGGTCCCGATTGGAATGATCTCCATGTCGATCTGCCTGGCATTTACGTTCCCGATCCCTGGGGAGTCGAACAGCCCGCCAGAGATGGACAGGGAAACGATATTCCCCTGGGTATACTCCTGCCCCGCAATGTCCAATTTCAGCTCTGTCCAGTGACCCGGATCGGAAAAAATCTGGTTGTAAAGGTCGCTGGTCGTGTGCATGGTATCACCTCTCTACCAGAGTCATGGAACCGCCCTCCACCCAGGTGATCCCAGATTCCACCTTCTCCTGGGTCATCTCCGGTCCCTCCACCCAGAACACTTTGGTTTTTTCCGTTCCGTCCAGGTCCAGGTAGGTCACCGTGGATGGCTGGGCAATGAGGTCGGCGATAGCATAAGCGTTTTCCGCTCGCATCCGGGCGAACTCCACGTCGAGCTGCACCTTTCGGATGTTACTACGGTGCTCGATGCCATCCATGGTGACCACGCTGCTCTCCTGCCGGTAGATGGGAGATTGCGCGATTCCGCTCTCAGCCAAATAGCCGGAGATGTCGGTGCCGTTAAGCACAAGTTTTGCTTTCATGCACGCACCCCCCTTAGATCAGAGACGATTTCGCGGTCCGGCGGGCGTTTCCGTTCAGCGCCGCCCGAAGGTCGTTAAATGTAGCTCGGTAGAGTTCCTTGCCGTTGATGACCAGCGGGATCTCTACTTGGTAAACCTCGCGGGCTGTGGCCCCTCTTGGCACCGCCGCTGTCGCTGCTTGGAGCAGGGCGGATGGGGTGTTGGGGGAGGGGCGAGTGACGAGGGATGCTGCATAATCCATATTTGCGGATACGCCATCAATTTCAGACGCAGACAAAACGTCGTCTCTCAACTTTTTCGCTGCGTCCATCGCGGTTTTGCTCTCGCGTTCAATGCCAACAGCCATACCTTCCGGTATCGATCTGCCCACAACATCTCGAATTAGTCTGGATGGAGAGTTAATACCAAAGAAGCCCTTAATTCCGTTTAGAATACTCCCACACCAATCTCTTATCTTTCCAAGCAACCAGCTCGCCTTTTCTGTAATTCCGTCCCACAGTCCATTTACTATATCCTTACCAACGGAAATAACTTTCCCGGGAAGGTTGCCAAGTTCGGTTACCACATTGGAAACAACGTCACTCGCCCCTTGTTTCGCTTTCGCGACCATATCAGACGCCCAGGAAATGATGTTAGAAATAACCTCTGATAAGAATTCTTGCACTCTTCCAGGCAAAGTAGTAAAGAACTCAATTACAGCGTTAATCGCATTGCTTGCCCCGTCCCGCATATTGCTCAACAGGTTGCTCGCCCACTCTGCGACCCGGGAAATCACTTGCGAGAAGAATTCTGCAATTTTCCCGGGCAGTTCAGAGAAGAAGTTCACAACCGCGTTTATTGCATTGCTGGCTGCATTGCTCATATTGGTTACCAGGTTGCTGGCCCACTCTGCCACGCTCTGAATGATGTTGGAGAAAAACTCTGCGATCTTCGTCGGAAGCTGTGAGAACCATTCGATAACTGTCTGGATGGCGGCGGGCAGCGTTTCGGTGAAGAACCCAACCAACGCACCGATAACGGTAATGAGCAACTGGATTGCAGCTACAACAATGTTAATTGCTGCACTCAACACAGCAAACGGTACTGCGAGGATGACCTCTCCCAGTGTCTGGAAAAAGGTTGAGATTGCCGCAATCTGTTCCTCGGTGAACGCACTACTAATCGCGTCCTTCACACCCTGGAAAGATTCCTTGAGTCCTTCGACGATTGGCTGCACAAGCTCCAGAGCACCCTGGAAGACAGTGGAAAACGCCTCTCCCAACGGGGCAAGCGCCTCCAGCAACCCAGCTATTGCCTCGGTTACGGTGGCAACGACTGGAGCAAGTGCTTCTCCGATTTTCCCCATCGACTCCTGCATATGGGCGTTTGCCTCGTTCATAGCTACGATCTCAGGGTTCGTGTCGCGGAATGCCTGGGCAAGTTCCGGCAAGCCCTGCCGAGAAAGTTCTTCCATGACCAGCCTGGCTCGTTCTGCGGGATCCTGTGTTGCCTGGAGCTTCGCATTGAACTCATCCTCTGCGGTGCCGGCGGTCCCGGCGGCTTGTGCGGCCCAATTCAATACATCGGCAAATGTCCCGGTGACTGTGCCGGTTTTTATGGTCTCGTTTACAGCCTCTGCCAGAGAGTCGATTGGGATAGAGTCTCCGTACTTTGCCCACGCCCCTATCGTCCCGTCGATCATCACGGTAAGGTCCTGCTGAGACAGACCGAGCGCTTGCAAATTTTGCAAAGCTGTTGCGCTAGACTGCTGATCTCCGAGTATGGCGTAAAGCTGATTATAACTCTGAGCTGTTTGTTCAGCAGAGTACCCGGCTTGCTGGCTCGCAATCTCTAACGTCCCCATGATCTTGTTATATTCCATGGTTTCGTTAACCAGGTTTTGTATGCCAGATATAGCGGACTGCACAAGGCCAGAAACGGCACCAGCAATACCGCCGCCGAGGATCGAATCCTTCAATCCGCTAAACGCGCCGGAAACTTTCCCTCCTATTCCGTCCGCAGCGTCTCCGAGGTCATCGAGAGAACTGCTTGCTTTGTCGGCAGACGAATCAATGTCCCGCATCTCCTTTTCCATTTTGTTCAGGTCTGCGGTAGCATTATTGATTTGAGTGCCTAAATCGTTGACCACTTTCTGCTGGCGATTATAGGCGTTATTCGCTTTTGTGACAGCCTGTATCATTTCCTCTTGGCTGTCGTACTGACCGTTTGCCGCATCGTCCGCAGCCCGGGCTAATTCATCCAGCTTAGCTATTTGGCGGTCGTACTGGGCGGTCAGAACGCTGATTTTTTGCCGTTGCGCCTCCATGGACCGTCCAAGTATATCGGCCTGTTTTGCGGCGCGACCTTCTGCATCGTCCATGTCGTTCATAGACGATACCGCCGCCTTCATTTCGCTGCCGAGGTTTTTTAGTTGTGAATTGATCCCGTTCAGCGCGGAGCGGAACTCTTTTTCTCCGTCTACGCCTACACGAATCGACACATCCGTTGCCACAAAATCACCTCACTTATAAGAAAGCAGCCGGAAAAACTCCCCCTCTTGGTTCCTAACAACCCGCTTCTGCTTTGCGCCCTCTTCTTTGATTTGCTGCACAGCGATCAAATCCAGGAGCATACCAACAGGGATGTCCATCGCTTCCTCCAGGGAGAGCCCTATTTTCAAACCGTACCAAAGGAACCAGGCGGCCGTTACTTCTCCGCCCCCCTGGTTCCTCCTGCGTTTTTTGGGGCTTCCGCCTCCACCGTGGTTTTTCCAGTTTCTTTGATGACATTGACCGCCGCACCGAAAAGGCTGTCAAAATCATCAGCTCCGATTTCATCGATAAAGTCATCGAACGAAAGCTCACCAGGATTGGTTATCCCGTGCCTTTCTGCATATCTGTGGCCAGAAACAATCATGCTGTGGAGAAGGGGAAGCAGATCCGACATTCTGCCACCTTCCGCAATCTGCCCCAGCTTTTCCTGGATGCTCTTTCCGTCCTGTTCGAGTTCCAGCATCAAACGCCCAGAAAAGCACGCCGGGTACTCTTTTCCGCCGACCAAAACATTAACCAGTCTCAATTCACGTACCCTCCTTACCCGTCTACGCCAACTTGCGCCTCACCAATTTCACCTTCGCCAACGACTCCGGTCTTTTCTGCTGCTACGCTTGCTGTCACCGTCGCCTTACCAGCCTTAACCGCCTTATTGGCGGCATCAGCTTCCACCACGCCGATCTCCTGGCCAGTGGTTGCCTGGATGGCAGACATCCCGTTCCAGGGCGTCCAGCTAGACACGTCCTCGCCGTATTCTGCCGGAAGGGTAACGTCCGTGTTCACCTGGTACACATAGTGGTTCCCGTATGTAATGGGAGGCGCCACGGTAATCTCGGTTTCCCCAGACTCAGACCCTGCGGCGCTGGAAACCGTCAGTGTGCCCATGGTCGGATTAGGGTTTGTGATGTTCAGCGCATCCTTAATGGCTGCCTCCGCGTCCGCCTCGGTGTCCATGGGGGTGGACTGCATCTGCCAACCATGCTTGACGCTGTCATCTCGCATAACGGTAGCAGTCAACTCCTTAGCCTGCCACTCGATGGTCTCGCCCTGAGTGACGGCGGAAATGCCCGGGTTCGCAAACTGGATCTTGTTGAATACCACTGCAATCCACTTAGTCTGGCCGCTCTGTTTTGCTTTGATGATGCCGCCAAAACCGACGTACGGGATTGCCTGATCATCGTCGTAGACAATCCACTGGGGGCTGGCAGTAGTCACACCATCCACGTCCATGGCCTTCTGCTTGAGGCCGAGGATCGCCAGCATGGGAGTGGGAAGCAGATCATCCGTGGACAGGGTGATAGTGCCGCCGGAAAACTGGTTGTCCGTCTCCGCAACGGCGTTGTCGGCGTAAAAGTTATTGCTATCGCCCTCTTCCAGTTCAAGGGTCAATTGGGTGCCCTTGCCGATCAGGCCGCCGTTGGAGTAGGTAACGGCGTCGCCATCGTTGCTGTAGATGGCGTAATAGGGTTTGGATAAACCGATGGTTGCCATATGCGATCATCCTTTCACAATTTTTTCAAACTCTTGTTCTACGTATTCCGCCACTCTTTTTCTTGCTTGGGGACGACTAGCTCGAAGTGCACGTTCAAAAAATGGTTGCTTGCTAGAAAAAGATGTGCCGCTATTAAAGGCATTTGCGACTTTCCTGTTCGCCTGTCCTCTTTTGTTGTATCCTGCAAACCCAACGCCGCCCTCAGTCCTGCCACCAACATTTGTGATTTCAAATGTTGTCAACCCATTTCGCAATCCGTCTTTTTGGAGTTCTCGACGCTTGGTCTCCCACGGGTCTTTTCCGTTTGTGCGAATGGTATTTATGTTTTTTCGTACAGCATCCGCAATGATTCCAGCTCCCTCATACACTGCCTCTCCTGCGATATCATCAACATTTTCCCCCAGATCTCGAAGCATCGAAATGTAGGAATCAATAGCATTAGTCGTTACCTTAGCCTTCGGCATCGTCTGTCACCTCCCAATACCATTCGTAATGGGTGAATCCCGTTTCCTCTTCGTACTGCACGGAGTTTAGGTACCAGGCGATCCCGGCGGCGTCAAACGCTTCCTCTATCTGTTCTTTCCACGGGTCAAACTCCTGTTTGGTGTACAGATCTGTGTATCCGGTAACAGCCTTTTCCGCGTGAAGGTTACCCGCTTCCAGATCGTTGGCTCCGGTTTCACCCCAAACGAAATACCGGTCCGAATGCAGCCTTTCGTTGTGGCTGACAGAATCCGTCACCGACGTGTGTGCAGAAATGATTGTTTCGTACCACCTCATCATGGCACCTCGAATTCTTGTTCTATTTTTGCGAGGGTGATGTCAACGGATTCCGGCCATACATCCATCACGGACTGCACTAGATCAACGCGGTACTGACGTCCATCCTCTGTGATCGCGACATTTTGGTTGTTCACATTTCCGACGCGCTGCGTCCTGATTACCCGCTCAATGTCTACCTGGTTTTGCCGGCCGCTATAGTAGCGTTGGATTCCCAAACGCTGCTCTTCGTAGCGAAGGGAAACCTTTTTCGTCAGCTTAGGTTCTGGCTGATATCCAGGACGCGCAGCATCCTCCACAGAATAGATGGTTACAACCCCGTCGTTGTAACTCTGGGTGACCTGGTTACTGGGACGATACGGTGCCTTCCACGGCTGGGACATACTCGCTCACCGCCTTTTGGTTCTGCATCCCGATGACAAGGGGCTGATAGTTGTTTTCAAACACATCGAGCGCTCCGTCTCTTGCGTACCGCACATATTCCATCAAGAGAGTGCGCGGAAGCCCGTCCTCCATGTAGTCTGCCTCCCCGCCATATTTCAGATCCAGGTACACAGACCCCGCGGCGATGAGGCCGGACGTTTTCGCGTCCGTTGCCTCATCGTCCCAGGTGATGTTCAGGTAGTTCTTTACATCGGCCAGCAACGATTCAGGAATGTTTTCTCGCTGCATACTGTCACCCCTTAAGAGCTTGCCAGAATCCCAGCTGCACGAAGGGAAGCCAGCAGGCCGTTAAACTCTTCCATAGTAGGAGCTGCGGCTGCGTCTGCAACGGCAGCGGCCATCTTCACGCCGCCCAGCGCGCTAGTGGTGGCAGCAGGAAGCGTATAAGAGGTGCCGGCAGGGCCCTGGGCCCCAGTATCACCCTTGTCACCCTTAGCACCCTTCAAATTTTTGAAGGCGAACGAAAACACTTTGGCAGTGTCAGGGCCGGATGCAGACACGGTCACAGACGGAGTGCCAGTATTAGCGTCTACGGTAGCGGTAGGCGTTCCAAATCCAGCGGAAACACCGGCAGGGCCAGTTGCACCAGCAGCCCCGGCGGGTCCCTGTGGGCCGACCTGCTCATTCTGAACACCCTGTTCGAGTTTGTTCATCTTCTCGGCGGTGATAAGATCACCATCGGTCCAAGTTGTGGGTGTATATGCCATCTGAAATCATCCTCTCTGGTTCAAGTCGTTCCAATCCGTGCTCTTCCAATCTCCCCCGAGCCAACGAGCCCGGTATCAGCCGGGGGTGTTAACCCCCCGACTTAGTCACCGTCACAGTGTAGGATTTAGTCGTGGTGCCATCCGCTGCGGTTACCTTCACGATCAGGGTGTTTGCGCCTTCCTTCCAGGTAACTGCTCGGCCATTCACGACGGGAGCGGCTGCATCGTCACTGGGCCCCTGGTTCGTGATTTCGATGGTCGCATTTGCGTCTGCCGGGATTGCCATGACCGTGTTGGTAGCGTTGGTGGTAGACGCGGTATAGGTAGTAGTACCGGCTGCAAATGCGGGAGACAGGGTCAGACCGCCAATACGGAGATCTGCCAGAGTTGCAACATCAGATGCATCAGGGGCGTCTACCTGCTGCACCTTCCACACGGCAGGCTGAATGGCGGAAATGTCCAGGACGAAGAAAGCGTTGTTGTCCATGGGGAAGCCGTTTGCGTAGCCCTTGATCAGGTATACACGCTCATCCTCCAGGAACCGGTAGTGGTCGGAGTACTCAATCCGGCCGTCCCGGGCGGAGCCAATAGCGGCAAAATACTTGTACCCCAAGCCCATGATCGCCTGTCCCTGCTCCACAGCGGGAGACTGGATTACAGTCATGGGATAAGGCATCACGTCGTTGGCGTAAGTACCGTTGGGGGTCATCATAGTGGTGGCGGGCATGATCTTCTGGAAATAGTCCACAGGATTGACCACCAGGATCACGTCACGCACATTTCTGGCCTTGCCATTAGGATCCACCGCCATGAGGGAGAGCAGGTTACCCACAGTTGCGGGAGACAAGTCGGACACAGCCACAGGAGCCTTTACGGGGTATACGCCGCCGGTCACGGTCACGTTGTCGCCGACCTGGCGATTCATGCCGATGGGCATCTCGTTGCCGTCGCCAGCCACGATGCCGGCCTCCAGGCCGTTGGCATAGGCCTCGTACAGGACCTGCCGTACAAAACTGTCCAGCCACTCGGGGCCAAGGTCCAGCATGGCCTTGCAGACGGGCATGAACGCGGACAATTTGAGCAGGCCGGTGTCAACCTCCTTGAAGCCGGAGGTCAGTTCCCGGACGATCTCGTCGCACAGCTGGCCCCAGGCGGCCTCCTGGTACCCATTGGTGTTCATCATCATCCGGATCGCGCCCCGGGTGTTGGTGAACTGGATATGGGACAGCAGAGGGTGGGAGGTCTGGAGCTCGTCGAACACAGCGTCAATGACGGTCTCAGGCATCACCACATCCAGGTTGTTCAGAGCCTGGCGGGGATCCTTCTCCTTCATGGCGCCGATGAGTTTCTGATAAAAGACCTTCTCTTTGCTGGTGAGCTGTCGCACGCCGCGGGCAGTGAGTACAGAAGTGTCAAGCCCCTGCTTCATCTCCTCCACCTGAGCAGCAGCTCTCTGCTGCACATCGTCTCCGATGTTCTGAATCATCTCGTCAAAGGCGACCGAGAACGCATCGGTGTTGCCATCCTTGATGGCCTGCTGAATTTGGGCCCGGATCTCATCCCGGGTCAGAGCGTCATTATTTCTCATTCGGGTCGGTTCTCCTTTCTGTTATCGAAAAGTTTCATGATAGGGTTGATAGGAACGGACTCTTCTGCCCTTGGTTCCTCCAGGGGCTCCTCTCTAGGCTTCTCCTGCTTGGGCGCCTCAGAAAACACTCGCTGGATAATGTCTCGCTTGGCTGCCTGGACTACAGGAGCCGACGGGTCTGCGGTAATGGCTGTAGCAAGGCCGTACTCCAGCGCCTGTGCAGGCGTCAACCACGTCTCCGCCTCCATCAGCTGACGAACAGTATCGGCATCCATACCGGCCCGCTCGACGAATGCATTGATTCCAACGTCGGTCATGAAATCCGCCTCATCCGCCGCAGCACGCAGGTCTTTGGCGTAGCCCTCGGCACTCATCATCACCTGGTGGAGGTAGTAGGCGGACAGGTTGGATGCGATTCTCTCATCGCCAGCCAGGAATGGATAGAGGGCCGCGCTGGCAACGAATCCGTCTCCATATGTCACAACCTTAGCCTGGTGCTGCCGAAGCGCGTTGTAAATCGCCCAACCTTCCGAAACGGATCCACCGTAGCTGTCGATGTGAACGCGGATTTCGTCAACCTCGAGCGATTCAATTTCGTTCCGGATCCCATTTGCGGATACATCTCCATCAAAAAACTCGAATGGTACGATGTCGCCGAAAATGTAGATATCTGCCGCTCTATCGGCTTGCTGGATTGCATAGTAATTTCTCACGTTGTATCACTCCCCTCTCGTGCTCAGGTTTCGGGTGGCTTGTCCCATGGTGGAGATGTTCAGGGTCATAAAGTGTTCATCGCCCCACGGCTCTGTAATCGGGGGCTGGTTTGCCGCCCGCAGCACGTCATTGATGGTGAATGCGCCGGACCCGACTAACTTTTCCACGTTTGCCGCGTTGGCGAAAATATCGAAGTGAATGATGCTGGAGGTGTCAATCCGAAGGAAGTTCCCTCGGCTCCAACCCTCATACCCGTACCGCTTCCGATTGATTTCCTCTTGGAGTTGGTCCGCAAGAGGGTCGATGCAGTTTGTGAGGAAGCGTGTGTTGGCATCCGCCGTTCCCTCGACAGAGCCGTTGACCAACACGGACGGGATCAGGAACCCCCTTGCGGTAAAGTCGAAGATGTCCTCTATCATGGCTCTGATATCCCTTGTGTCCCTGCTGGCACCAGAAGCCCCGCTGACGTTCTCGTAGGTGTATCCGTCGAACTCTGGCAGGATGGCTCCGTCGCTTTCCAAAAACGGCTTAACCTGGGCGGCGATCATCTCCTGAAACTTCTCCGCCCACCCTTTGTCGCCCTGAGCGATTTGGTTCACATGAACCTTCCAGTGCTGGCCGTTCCCCCAGGTGTACGCCTTCATCGCCGCGGACACCATTCTCCAATAGGACTGGTACAGTCCATCCAGGATCGGCTTCATGTTTGTTTGGTTCAGCTTCAAGTGAATGACGCCGTTTTCGTAAAACGGATACTGGAATTGGTACTCATCTACCGTTACGCCGCTATACTCGTTTTGCCGGGAGGGCCACAGTGTCGGCGGCTCCCAGGTGTCTGCCACAACAAGCGAATCAAGGTCGCCTCGCTTCATCGTGTCTACCACCAGGGCCTCGTTATTCTGGTACAACCGGGCGACCAACTTGTGCAGGAACGCGCTGGAGTTTTGGTTCGTGTTCGGGGATACGTTCCACAGGTAGTACTCTCTCCCCTTTACCTCTTCGTTGGCTTGGAAGGTGCGGAATTCGCACCGCCCCAACGCATTGGCAACCATGTTCACGCAGACCCAGAAGGACAACTCGCGCACCTGGTACTCCTGTGCAGCGTCGAGCAGCTCGCGACAGGTTACCTCAACAGGGTCAGACTGGCTTCGCTCCCGAAGCCATCGAAAGAAATTGATTCCCACCGGTTCGCCTCCTTTCGGTTTTACTTAAAAGAAAAGAGCCAACCACCGATCTCTCGGTAGTTGGCTCAATGGCTCTCGAACTTGGAAACTGATTTTATTTTCCCCAGCGGATTTCACCGCTCCAATTGCAATGGGTCCCATCCTTTCGTTTCTGCTTGCAAGTGACATACACCCCGCGGGCCCCCGGCGTTACCGGGTGGATCTTTTTCCCGCACCTAGGGCAGCAAAACCAGGTTTGTCCATTGAATTCTTTCAGCACACGCAAACCTCACAATCGAATGGCTCCAACAGGCGGCATTTCCACCGGCATCCCGTCCCCCAACGCTGGCTCAACAACCATGCTGGCCACTAACGCCATAAACGGGTCTGTCTTTCGACTTCTTGCTTCAATTTTGGCGTAAATGAAATTTCCTGTATCCACGCCAAGCTTTCGGCTGCTTGCCACCCGCTTTGTGTTGTTTACCGCCCACCGAAGGCACGGGTTGTCCCCCCAGTGGAACAGGCCACGGTCAAAGCACTCTTGAATGACTGGTTCCACCTGCATGATGTCAGACGGACGAATCATCTTGACCCGGGTCTTGTCCGCTGCGTCGAAGCCGATCTTCCGCAGACTCTCCGAAACCAACGTCCACCTGTAGTGGTCCATAGCAAGCATCTTCAAGTTATATTTCTCCGCCGCCTTGGCGATGTATTGGGCCAGCAAATCCGGATGAATGGACACATCGTCTACCGCCGTAACAAACCCGCGTTCAGCCCATTCCCTCCACGGAGCCTTCACACGGCTCAGCATTCTGGACTGTAAGCACATCCAGGCGTGGTTGATGTCGTAGCGTTCCGCTCCCCTGCGAAAGTGCAGATTCACTGCCGCCCAGTCGGACAGCTCGGCATAGTCTATCCCGACGGTGCAGGACCATCCCTGAAGATCTGGGACCGTTTGGTTTGTGGCCTTGACCTTCTCATAATCGGTCACCGCGATCTCTTTGAAGCCGGCACGGATCCCCATTCGCTTGGTAATGAAGTCTCCGTTCTGTTCCGGGTGGTCTTTCCAATCCCGGTACTCATCAGCGATCTCTTGCTGGAGGTGCGGCATGTAGTACAGCGACGGATTCGACATGAACCAGTTTTCTGGATCGTGAACCTGATCCTTAGACTCCAGGCAACAGATGAAGGGAAGAAACCCGTTGTCCTCCTCTCCTTCAAACAGGATCCTTCGTCCTCTGGCCAGATAATCGTCCAGCGGTCCATCCGAAACTTCTCCGTTGGAGGTGAAGATTCCGACGCGCGGCTGGGCCACCTTCCCTTGGCCGGTGATAAACACCTTGATATTGTCGTAGTTCTCGAAGGCGTGGACCTCATTGAACACTACCTTACCGGAGCGCATACCGTCCCGGCCTTTCGGATTATTGGTCCGCCCCTTCATAACCCCTTTGTTCTTTCGACCTTGGATCAGTTCCTTGGTATGGTAGTAGTGCTTTCGCAGCTTGCTTTCCCACTTCGGCGTCTCCAAAACCTCTGCCAGATCCTTGACCGGCGTGACGGCCTGTTCCTCATTGTTGGCACAGATGTCAACATTGTAGTGAGCGACCGGATTGTACGGAGAGATGGAACACGCGGAATCGAACGCAATGAATCCGTCCTTCCCTGCGCCACGGCCCACCATACAGAGAACCGTTTTCCATCGCGGCGTCCCATCCGCTTTGTAGGTGCAATCCCAAAGCGTGAGCAAGAATTCCTCCCAGGGGAAGAGCCGATCATAGGGGAAATACTTTACCAACCCGAGGTAACGCCCCAGCTGCTCACGATCCACATGAACGTCCTCCTGGTCGAACACCCGCCGAACATAAGCCGCCAACGCATGCTGCTCCCGGCAGGCCCGCGGGCAATCCTGCTCCACACTCTCTAAATACCCAAGGACCTCTTTTGGGATCTTACAGGGCATCGTCATCACCACCGGATGGTTTCGCATTAAGCGCCTGATCCTGGAATCCGAGGGCACGCCAGATGTTTAACATCTGGGAAGAGATTCGAGCGATCTTCTCTACGCTCTTGTTGTCTGTGGTTCCCCTCTGGTTGGCACCGTTTTGGTACTCCACATACACCCCGCGCTCCGCGATATCTTCGGCCAGCATTTTCTCCAGGCACCACAGACTCATGTACTCGTTGACCTTATCCACATAAGGCCGACTCACCAGCCCGCGGGATTGAAGATCCTCCAACAGATCTTCGCGAAGCTGCTTGTAATCCGCGGTCTTTTCGTAAACCGCGCAAAGACCGGACGCTTTTTTCGGCATGTTATCACCTCACCTATACGCATAGTATAATATATACAGAAAGGACTGCACTGCGCTGCTGTCCTTG